AAAATGACCATAGTAAAGGAACTGGCACATGCAGTAATTAAAAATGCACGAGAACTTGCTAAAACTGACCCAAAGCTTTTTAAGGAGTACGTAGAGTTTATTCGTGACTCAACTGAAGGTAAGCCTAAACAGGCAATGGAACTTTCAGGGGATACTGAGAACCCTATTGCTCTGGTTATCTCTAAAGCAGTCAATGAAGATAAGTAACATCGAACAATCGCTGCACACCATGAACGAGCGGTCAAAGCTTTTCTTGTTAATCAAGGAAGAAATGAAACGACGCGGTCATTGGAAGAACAAAGCGCGTGGTTCTAAGCATCCGCAACGTAATTTAGCGGGCGCTAATATACAGAAAATACCAGAACCAACAGTAATTTACGCTGACGATAAGTTCACAGATGGTATTTAACCGCAATGAACGTTCAAGAAGTTCCAATCTGGAAGCTTGCTAACTTCCAACCAAGACAAATGACAGCGTATAACACGTTGCTCTTTAGTGAGACAGAGTGCAAGTACTTACTATACGGTGGTGCAGCGGGTGGCGGAAAGTCCTACTGCATGCGTTGGATGGCAGTTGCACTTGGGTGCTACTACTACGCTACATACGGCATTAAAGGGGTGCCAATTGGCCTATTCTCAGAAGACTATCCAACTTTACGAGATCGCCAGATTATTAAGATTAAGCGTGAGTTTCCTGAGTGGTTAGGTGTTCTTAAAGAGACACAGAGTGCCGGGTACGTCTTCCAGGCAAAACCTGAGTATGGTGGCTGGATGATTATGTTACGTAACCTTGATGATCCTTCTAAGTACTCGTCAGTTGAGTTTGCAGCCATTCTTGTTGAAGAGCTCACGAAGAATCCGAGACAAACCTTTGATGATCTTCGTTCTCGCATGCGGTATCCAGGAATTCCCGACGTAAAGTTTGTAGCAGCTACAAACCCTGGAGAAATTGGGCATGGATGGGTAAAGCGTCTATGGGTTAAGCCAGATATTAATAACCCTGATGTAGAGCAAGACAAGTTCTTCTTTGTTCCTGCTCTTTACACAGATAACAAGTTCATTGACCAAGATTACGAGAAGCAGCTAGAAGCGATCTCCGATACACAGAAGCGCTCATCACTTAAAGAAGGGAATTGGGATATATTCTCCGGTCAAATGTTTGAGGAGTACCGTGAGACAAGAGTAGTCAACGGTCGTAGAATAGACTGGCATGTTACCGACAGACCCGAGGTCGATTTAAAGAGTTCTCGACGCATTATCTCGTTTGACTGGGGATATAACGAACCAGGCGCTGCCCATTGGATTGCTGTAGGAAGTGAGAACCAGTGGGGAGTTCAGCATCTGTATATTTACCGAGAGCTACATCAAAACAAGAAAACGCCACGAGAGTGGGCAGAACAGCTATCACTTTACCTCAAGTACGATCCCGTTGACTTTTTTGTTCTTCCGCACGATTGCTACGCAAACAAAGACGGTAACCCGTCTATTGCAGAGACATTTGCTAAAGTCTTCAGGGACAATCGAGTAGAGTGCAAGATTATCAGAGGTGAAACCCTTTCAAAAGGTGCTAGAAAGAACCGAGTAGCGCTTACCCATGACTACCTGCAGGAATCTCCTGATGGGAAGCCATACATGCAGATAGCTTCACGGTGTCAAAGTCTTCGGATCACCTTGCCTGAACTTGTTCGTGACGACCATGATCCTGAGGATGTCGCACAACACGAAGACCACGATTACGACTCGATGAGCCTTGGCCTTTTGACGCTCAAGTTGAATAAGTACCTTAACGGAGGAAGAGTCGCTCAAGCACCTTCGGTTAGTAGGGCTAAACCATGGAAGCAGGTTGGAAAGGAAGTTCAGACAATTGACTTCGCAAAGGTGTTAGCACAGAATAAACGTAAGTCACCAGAGAGAATCTCACAACAAATATCATGAACCGGAACGAGTACGTTAGCGTGTGGATAACTCCACCTGCCCCACAACAGAGTAGAATGAACGGACGAAGAGCCTTTCGGTGTATAAATTGTGGAAAAATCGTATTTGAGTACGAAGGAGATGTTACGAGTATTCTCTTAGGGGATAACCACGAGAGTTTTCCAAAGGTTTACCAATGCAAGGGAAGAGTCGAAAGTATGGATATTATGGGGAATAAGTTCTTTTCTCCCTGTCACACTAAATATGTAATCTCATGACGAACGAAGAGTACCAAAATCTCGACTCAGAAAACCGATACTCTCAGGAAGAGAAGATCGTTGATACCACTCCTACTCTTCAGCTTCCTGTTGACGACAAAGACCTTGTTTCAGTACTAAACCGCAAGATTAAGGCGTCTAACGCCTATTTTGATACAAAAAAGATTAGGCAGCGCCGCAAAGACAATGAAGAGTTTTACCTTGGGAATCAGCTTGATGAGACAAGTCTCTATAACTTCCAGCAGCCAGCTTACAAAGACAACATGATTCAGGAGGATGAGGAGCGTCGCATTACCATGGCCGCGGCTCAACTTCCAGACATTATTGTTACTGGTCCTGACAAACAAGGAAGCAAGATATTAAGAGACTACCTCGCATCAAGGACAACAGATGACATTGGTCAGCGTACCATCAAGGATGGCCTGCGTATCATGGATATCAACTTTACGGCGACAATCAAGTTTAGGTGGGATGAAAACCTTGGTGAGACTGGAGACTATGTGTATGAGCTCATCGATCCCAACAACATCGTCTTCGATCACTTGGCGAAGATTCCTCACAACGGATTTACAGCGGATAACATGAACTTTGTAGCTGAGTGGATTGAAGAACCGCTCAGTGTTGTGGTCGACAAGTTTCCGAAGAAGAAGGATGAACTGATGAAGGCTCTAGGTGCCAAGAGTCTAAATGACACAAACACTGCGGCGTCAATGGTAAGGTACCTCGAAGTTTGGTTTACCTGGTATGACAAAGATGGATCAATCTTTGAGGGAGTATGTTGGAAGTATAAGGATCTTATTCTCGATAAGATGAAGAACCCGTATTGGGACTGGGATGGGTATAAAAAGCACTTTCTTAAGAAGGATAATTCTGCATTTGAAGCGAAGCATGTTTATAACAACTTCTTTGAACGTCCCAGAAAGCCATACATCTTCTTCTCTGAAATCAATCTTCTGAAAGACGCTCTGAACTCAACTGGTGTTATCGAGCAGACAATCCCCCTTCAGAAGATTATTAACAAGCGTGGTCGTCAGATTACTGAGATTTCCGATAACGCAACACCAAAGAAGGTATTTGGTCCAGGTCTCACGAAAGAGCAAGCTGCAGAGATTACCAATGACCCTAATGAGAATGCGTATATTCCAGAGATTGATGATGTTAGAAAAGCCATTGTAACGATTCCTTCTCTGCCGCCATCACCCCTACTCTATCAGGACAAAAACGATGCTAAGCAGTCAATAGACTCAAAGTTCTCAACGAATCAGGCATCTAAGGGTGAGCTTACAAACGCGCACATGTCAGGATACTCAAGGCAACTGGCCATGCAGGGCGACATGACTATGGCGAATGCGATAGTTTTGGCAGTGGTAAACCGTGTAGTGAAGGAAATGGCTCTCTGGTCTGTGCAGCTCATGAAGCTATTCTACGACAAAGAGCACTACTATAGAGCCGAAGGAGATGATGGAGCATTTCTTGAAGAAGTTGTCACAAACGACCTTATTGTAGACGGGATTAAGATCGACATTAAGGCAAATACTGTTGACAAGACGACACGCAAGAACAACGCAATGGCGCTGATGAATGCAAAGGCGATCGATCCTTTGACGATGTACGAAGATATGGATGTTCCTGACCCCAAGGAACGAGCAGCCCGTCTTGTTGCCTGGAATATTGCTACCGCAACAGGGAACTTTGCTCCTTATTTATCACTAGTGGGAATTGATCCTTCTACTGTTGGGATGAGTCCCGAGCCAATGACACCGATGGGAGGAAACGAACAAGAGATTCCGGTTCAAGAAAACATTCCACAAGGAGGGTAATATGCCAGCAGTCTCTAAGAAGCAGTTTAGGTTTATGCAGGCGGTAAAGCATGGAAACATCAAAAAGCCCGGTTTATCTGAGAAGAAGGCGTCTGAGTTTGTTGATTCTGTCAACTATAAGGACCTTCCAATGAAGGTTTTAAAGAAGAAAAGTAACATATAACCATGGATAAATGGATTCAAGGGGCTGTAAAGCCGGAGAACAAGGGAAAGTTTACCAAAAAGGCAAAAGAAGCAGGAAAGTCTGTTGGAGGGTATGCCAAGAAAGTTCTCGCAAAAGGCAGTAAGGCGTCAACCAAGACTAAGAAAGAGGCTGTTTTTGCCGAAAATATGCACGATATCGCAATGAAGCGATTGAAGAAGAAATCAAACGAATAGTATAATTAAGTAACTATAAGTAAGAACATTTCAAATGTCTGACAACCCTACCGCCCCGGAGAGCACAACTGAGCCAGCTGCACCAGCAAATGACTTAAGTGCGATCATGGAGGCCTTAAACAAGTTTGGAGAAGAACTAACGAGCATTTCTGGACGTGTTGGTGCCTTTGAGGAAGCAATTCAAGCAAGCCAAGAACCAGAGCAGCCTGTTAGTCCCGAAAACGATCCAGACAATCTTCCACCTCAGAATTGGAAGTCACTACGTCAAGAAATTCGTGAAGAGGCAGATCGTCGTGCAGAAGAAAAGTTGCAACAGCGTGAACAGGCCGACAAGGCTCGACAAGAAGAACAGAGAAAGTTAGAGG